GTGTAGCGAGGATCGACCATACCCACGCAATCGTTTGCGGTGCCCCTGCAGATGGCTCGCTTGCTGCGGCAAATGCAGAGGGCTCTTCAAATGAATTCGCCCGTAAAGACCACGCGCACCGGGCGGTGTTACTGGACACCGTTGAACTGGAGTTTGGCACTACCTATGACGCTGTCATAGGATGGGAGACCGGCGACGCTGACAATCATAGCTTGGTTGTTGGCCTGGCCGATGCAAACCAGGCTATTCACTTTGCGGACAAGTCAGCTATCGGCACTGATTGGGATGTCAGCGCTGATAGCCATCCCTCGGTTTACATTCACAGCGATACCACGCCAGCGGCGGACTACCTCAAGATGTACCACGACGGAACCAACGCCATCTTCAAGGTTGCCGGTGGCACCATCTACATTGAGACCACGCCAACCAACCCGGCGCAGAGCGGCATAGTTCGGATAGCTAACAATACCTATGCCGTTGTTGCCCGGAATAACGGGGCAGATGGTGATGTGTCTACATGGAAGGTCAATGCAAGCGATCAGATAGAGGCTGGCACGGATGTAACCCTTGGCTCCAATAACCTGATAACCACTGGCTATATCAGCATCGGTTCAACGGTTGCCGACTCTGGCGGCATTCGCATTCCGAACAACACATACCTGGCACTTGCCCGAAACCAGGGCGACGATGGCAACATAAATATGTGGAAGGTGAACGCCTCTGACGTAATCGAGGCAGGGGCTAGTGTAGACCTGGGGGCGAACAACCTGACCACCACGGGATACATCGCTGTTGGTACGACCCCTGCGGCTGCTGGTACGCTCAGGCTGCCCAACGATACATACATAACCACGCGCAATCAGGCTGGCGGTGCGGATATCAATATGGTCAAGGTGGATGCCTCCGACCATGTGCTATTCGGTGCCAGTGTAGGCGCGACCACGTTTGCGGGCACGGTGAGCATGGCCGACCAGAAGCTCGACTTCACCACGGGCTACATCGAGTTTGGCACGACTCCAGCAGATGCGGGAGAGATTCGCCAGGAGAACAACGTTGGCATCTGGAGTTCTCGGAATCAGGGTGATGATGGGAATGTAGTTGGCTGGAAGGTCAATGCAGAGGATGACTACGAAGCTGCGGCTGACGTGAATCTCGGGGCTAATAAGCTCTACGGTGGCACGGCGGCTAATGCAGACCTTGAGTTGAATGGCACGACCAACGTTACTGTTCTCACCTCGTACATCGTGGCGAAGAACATGCTGGACTGTACGCAGGATAGCGTGGCAGTGCGGGTGAAGGCTGGGTCGATCGGCGATAGCGAAACGAACCAGACCGACCTCAATGGTGAAGTCGGCATTGACTCCACTAACGAGCGGTGGTACTTCCGTTATGGCGCTGCGTGGCACTATTGCGCAATAACCGCTGGCATCCAAGTACCTGCTGAAGAGGTTGTTTGCCCGAAGTGTCATAAGGTCATGAAGGTCGGCGATGCTCTGATAACTGAGGTTGACCGCGTGATGGAGGATGGAGCCCTTCACGCAGTTTGGAAACATGCCAAGTGCTAGAAAAGCAGAAAGGAGTAGAAAGGAGAAACATGGAAAACTTGGAAGAACGGCTGAAAGTAGCAAGGCAGAACGTGGGGTCTTTGCAGGAGGAATTTAACCGTATCAGCACGCTCCTTACGAAATGGCAAGGAGTGGCCGAATACCTGGAATCCTTACAGGCCGAGGAGAAAAAGGCTGAGGCTGCGAAAGAGGCAAGCAAGAAAGGGGAATCTGTGCGACCCTGACCCGCTCGATGAGCGGATAATTGTTGTGAGTGGGGCGGGTTTCTCCTTTCCTCGCCCCGCTCAAAAAAAGGATGGGGTGAAAAATGACTATAGCATTTTACGGGAAGGTCTACGCCGCAATAGACACAGCCACGGGCGACACCGCCCGGCGCTTTGAGACTTCCGAAAAGAAGCTCACCTGGGCGGCTATACAGGTGTCTACTAAGTCACAGCTATTCGGGGATTCTAGTTCTCAGGTGGTCAGCTATGACTCTGGTGAGAAGTTCGAGTTAGCGAACGTGGACATATCGACGCTGTACTTCAAGAACCTTGCCGCCGGAGAAAACGGCGCAGTGTCAATCGTGGGGGTGCTGGCGGAATGAAGAAACACAAGTGCAACTACTTTCATTTCGTGGACGGCGAATTGGTTTGCGTTCAGTGTGGCGCACCTTCCAAACGGCTCCATGAAGTGATAGAAGACAAGGCAATGAAGAGTCACGAGGACAAAAATGGCGATAACACAGACATCCGCACCGTCCCTTGAGCCGATCACTCTAGCGCAGGCTAAAGCGCATCTGAGAGTCGAATCAGTGGACTTTTCGACTGACGTTGATAGCGAGCAGAGCATTGCGCCAGGGAGCCATGATATAGCGGCCAGCTACTCGCTGGAGGGCGCCGCTGTTGATGTCCTCGGCTATGACGCTGTGGTGAATCTTGAGGCTGGTACTTGCGGGTCTAGTGGCACGGTAGATGTCAAGCTCCAGGAGCGTGATAGTGAAAGCGAAGCGTGGGGCGACGTATCGAGCGGGGCCTTTACGCAGGTGACAGAGGCCAACGACGAGGCCACTTTCGAGAAGGCATATACGGGCACGAAGCGGTATGTGCGGGCCGTGGCCACGGTAGCTGAGGCCGCCTGTGAGTTTGCAGTCGTGGTCGTGCGGCGAACGGCAGTCTGTGAAGAGGACGACTTAATAACAGCCCTGATTGTGGCGGCTCGTGAGTATGCTGAGGGCTTTCAAAACCGCGCCTATATTACGCAGACCTGGGAATTATGGCTAGACGATTGGCCGAGCGATTGCATTTCTATCCCAAGGCCGCCACTACAAAGCACTGATTTTAAGATTGAATACTACGATACGGACAACACGAAGCATACCTGGAGCAGCGACGATTATAGCGTTGATATCAACCACGAGCCAGGCAGGGTATTCCGTAACTCTGGGAAGTCATGGCCGAGCGAATCCTTGCGCCCGCGCAATGCTATCTGTGTGACCTACACGGCGGGCTATGGCGATGCGGCAACGGATGTGCCGCAGAAGATACGCCAAGCCCTCTTATTGCTCATAGCGCATTATTACGAGAACCGCGAGGCTGTGGTCATTGGCCAGGGCTTCACGCCGACTACGGTGCCGATGGCCGTCGAGTCGCTCTTATGGCAGGACAGGATTATGGAGTTATGACATGCGGGCTGGAATCATGCGTCACCGAATCACCTTTCAATATCAGCAGAAGGCGCCGAACGCAATCGGTGAACCTGTCACAACCTGGGCAGATTGGCAAACGGTCTGGGCCAGCATCGACCCTAACACCGGCAAGCGATACTACCAGGCGCTACAGGCCAATGCCGAAGTCGATGGAATCATAAGGGTGCGCTATTTGAATGGAGTCAAGCCGACTATGCGGGTTAAGTATGGAAGCCGTATCTTCAAGATTGTAAGCATCCTTGACGTTCAGGAGCGGCGGCGGGAATTACGCGTTTATTATCAAGAGGCGAAGGACTGATGTTTACTGCGAAGTTGACTGGAATGGATGCTCTCAAGCGGCAATGCGCTGTCTTGAATGCCCTCAATGCGGCAAACTCCAAGATGAAAAAAGAGTTTCATGCAAGGGCTCAGGAAATAGCCGATGACATGCAGCGTCGGGCACCGCTAGGGCCAACGGGCAACTTGAAGAGGAGTATCCATGCTCATAAATATAAGACTGTTTCAATCGTAGCAGTTGATAGAATAATAGCGCCGCACGCTGGGCTTGTAGAGTTTGGTTCAAGCGCTAGGCCTCGTAGTGGGGTTATGCCTGCGCATCCATATTTCCGCCCAGCGATTGATGCTGCCAAAGGCGTCAGAGATATTATCGAGAAGAACATCCTTGAGGCGGTCAAATGATTGAGCACGCACTACGCACTGCCCTGATAGAAGATGCTACGGTCAATGGCTACGTGGCGGGGCGGGTGTACTATGCTCAGGCCCCCCAGGATGTGGCGACACCGTATATCGTGCTGGCGCGGGTAAGCGGCCCAAGAGAGTATTCGCATGATGGGGCGACTGGATTATATAGGGCACGCTTCCAGTTCTCAATATTCGCCACCACGTACTATGAGGCGAAGAGTATCGCCGATGGAATACGCACAGTTTTGAGCGGTGCATCGGGGCAACTAGTGGAGGACCCCGCCGACACAATAGGGGCATC